GGTTAACTACCTAATTCAAGGGGGAGCAGCTGAAGTGTTTAAATCTAATTTAGTAAAACTAGACCAAGCTGACCTGACTGACTTGCTAATTGTCCCGGTTCACGACGAGATTGTACTGAATGCGCCCAGAAAGGACGCAGAGGAGATCAAAAGAATAGTGAAGGAGTGTATGACTACAACAGAAGGTTGGGCTGTACCGCTAACTGCGGACGTTGAAGGACCTCTAGAGAATTGGGGGGTGAAGTACGCATGATTTATGTATTGGCAGTTGACCCAGGGAAAGCTACTGGTATAGCCCTATTCAGCCGTGACGGACTTGCTGAGCCAGTTCTAGAGTGGTCTGTTGAAGTACAACAGGAAGAGTATGCAGAGGTCATACGCATGGTCCTGTGGGATCCTGTGATGCGGTATAACCTAGATATTACTTGCGAGCGGTTTACGATTAATGCGAAGACAGTTAAAAACACTCAAGCGCCATACTCTCTAGAGCAGATTGGCATACTTAAGCAGTGCCTAATAGATAATGGACGTCCAGCTGACGATATTTACTTTCAATCACCTGCAGATGCAAAAGCAATGTTTGACAACCCTAAGCTCAAGAAGCTAGAGTACTGGCACAGGGGTGGCGAAGGTCACGCACTTGATGCTATTAGACATGGCCTACTAAGATTGGTAAAAACTGGCTGGAAACCTATAGCATTGCTACAAGATTAAAACTATTATCAAGAAACAGTAGACAGAAACATTTTTTTCTGATAATATAATTACTTAATGACGAAGGAGGACAGATTGGCTGTCTATGTAGAGCTTGACGGTGAGCACATCATCATAAACACCGAATGGCGTCTAAAAGAGGTCTGTAGAGCCCTTCCTGGCTCGAAATGGGACGCTGCCAAGAATGTTTGGCGTATCCCTGTCTCGTGGACTGGATGTCTATCGCTTCGTTCAACCTTCAAGGATCAACTTGAGATTGGCCCACTGCTCAAAGAATGGGCGTCTAATGAGCGATTGACTAGAATTGACCCAGCAAATGCTCTTAGAGAGCTTGAAACTTCAGACACTGGCGATGAAGACCTCTTCCCCCACCAAAGAGCTGGCGTAGAGTTCCTCACAACGGCTCGCAGGGCACTCTTAGCGGACGAACCAGGCCTAGGTAAGACCGCTCAGGCTATTAGGTCCCTAAAGGCCTTACAGGACCGCGGAGAGGAAGTTTTCCCGGCTTTGATTGTCTGCCCCAACACTTTGAAGGCCAACTGGGCGAGAGAGTTTGAGAAGTGGTGGCCAGGGACTAACGTTCAGATCATTAAAGGCACTGCTACTCAGCGGAGAAAGGCTTTCGAGACAGAAGCAGATGTCTACATCATAAATTGGGAGTCCCTTCGGACTCACTCTAAACTTCAGTCTTATGGAGGCATTGCCCTGGCCCGCTGTGTAGCATGCGGTGGCCACAATTCTGCTGTCTCAGAGGGCAGATGCGAGGTACACAACAGAGAATTGAATGATATCCCCTTTAAGGCAGTAGTTGCCGATGAAATTCACCGGTCTAAGGACCCTAAGTCCAAGCAAACACGAGCTCTCTGGGCTGCTAGCGGTGCTGCAGATCTTAGATTTGCACTTACCGGTACTCCTATAGCAAATAATGTTGTAGACCTGTACCCGATCCTGCGTTGGCTAGACGACAAAGAGTGGCCAAGCAAGACTAAGTGGATTGACCGCTATGTCAACACTATGATGAATGCTTTTGGTGGAATGATGATCCTAGGGCTTAAGCCACACATGGAGGATGAATTCTATGCCGGGATACATCCTCGCATGCGTCGCATGCTTAAAGCCCGTGTGCTCCCGTGGCTTCCAGAGATTATTAATGATCGCAGAGACGTTGAGATGGGCGCTAAACAGGCAAAGGCCTATAAGCAAATGCTTGAGAATATGATCGCACTGCTGGACTCGACCCCTGCCGAACAGTTTGAGCAAATAGATATGGACTCTGGTAACGGCGAAGGTGGTGTTATTGTTGCACCTAATCCGCTCACTCAAACGATGAGATTGCTCCAGTTTGCTAGCTCTTACGGTCAGATGACAATAGACGAATCCGGCGATGAGAAATTACTGCTGTCTGACCCGTCTTGCAAGGTAGATGCCTTGATGGATGACGTCAAAAACGGAGACTTTGGAGACGACTCTGTCGCCGTCTGCGCTGTCTCTCGACAGTTGATTGAGATACTGAGCGCCCGCATGGCCAAAGAAGGTATGGCCCACGGTTTGATTACCGGCTCACAGTCGGGTGACGAGCGTCAAAAGGCAGTCGACGACTTCCAGGCTGGACGGATTAAGTGGATTCTCTTCACTGCGCAAGCTGGTGGTGTTGGAATTACCTTGACAGCAGCAAGAAGACTTGTTATGCTTCAGAGACCGTGGTCACTTGTTGACCACAAGCAGGCAATGGATCGCGTTCACAGGATTGGGTCAGAGATACACGACTCAGTGATTATCACGGACTATGTGACTGAAGGAACTATCGAAGAGCGTGTAATTGAAGCGCTTGACGTGAAGTCCGAGAACTTTGACCAGATTGTAAAAGATAAGGCCAAGCTACTAGAACTATTAGAGAACAGTAAGAAAGGAAAATAATGTCAGACCCAATTAGAATCTCTAATTCAGAGATTCAAACTTTTAAGGACTGCAGGCGCCGTTGGTGGCTAACATACTATCGACGTTTGAAGCCAAAGATTCAAAACTTTACTGGAGCATTAGCACTAGGGTCTCGTATTCACGAGGCGCTGGATCGTCACTACTCGACGGGGCAGGACCTCCTAGAGGCTCACACCGACTTAATACGAGAAGACATGAAGAAGATGAGTGACTCTTACAGGGACACTACATCTCTAGAGTCTGAGGCTGACCTTGGTCGCATTATGCTTGAAGGCTACCTAGAGTGGGTAGAAGAAGAGGGCATTGACGCTGAACTTGAGATGATCTCGACCGAAGAGATCCTAGAACGCCCAATGCTTGACGGTAAAGTCGTCCTTCAGGGAAAGATTGACATGCGTGTACGTCGAAAGCTTGACGGCGCACGTATGATTCGTGACTTCAAGACTGTAGGTGGCTCTTTTGCCGACTTTGGCTCTATGGCTCACATGAACGAGCAGGTAAAGACCTACATGCTCCTAGACGAGGCCCAAGAGGTCCCAGGGGAGCGCACGGATGGAGCTATCTTCACAATGCTTCGCAAGGTCAAGCGTGGCGCATATGCCAAGCCACCGTTCTACGAACAGATTGAGGTTCGACACAATAGATTTACACTCCGTGCTTTTCTAGATCAGCTAGAAGGCACACTAACCGACATGCTAGACGTGCGTGAAGCACTTGATGCTGGCGGTAGTCACTACAGAAATGCATATCCTACACCAACTAAGGATTGCAAGTGGAAGTGTCAATTCTTCGCTACTTGTCCGCTCTTTGATGACGGCTCTGCCGCAGAGGCGGCACTTAGCGATGCGTTTGCGGTCTCCGACCCTTACGGCTACTATGGAATAACAGAAGAGAAGAAAGGAAGTGAGTAATGTCTGACGTCGATCGCAGTTTAACAATTATGGTTTATGGCGAATCCAAGGTTGGAAAATCCAGCTTTGCAGTCACGGCACCATACCCACGCCTAATGCTCGATGTTGAGGGTGGGCATAGATTCCTACCAGTAACTATCAAGTATTGGGACCCAATGACCGAAGAGCCGCCATTGGCTGACGGTACTTGGGATACGGTTGTAGTCAAAGTTAATGATTACGATGTAGTAATGAAGGCATTCCAATGGCTTCAGAGTGGTAAGCACCAGTTCAAGTCCCTAATCATTGACTCTATCTCGGAGTTGCAGGTTAAGTGCATGGACAACATCGCTGGCACAGAGCAAATGAAGATGCAACAGTGGGGCGAACTACTTCGCCACATGGGTGCACTACTTCGTGACCTTCGTGACCTCACGATGCACCCAACTCAGCCTTTAGAGGCTGTAGTACTGACAGCCATGGCACGTAAGGGGCAAGACGGTGTATTCCGTCCTTACCTACAGGGTCAGCTGGCTATTCAGGCCCCCTACTTCTATGACATTCTTGGCGCTATCACAGTGGAGACGGAACCAAATCCTGACCCGATGCAAGCACCCCTAAAGGTAAGACGCATGTATGTTGAGCGTACGCCTGAATGGGAGGCCGGAGAGCGCGTCCAAGGCCGTCTAGGCAAAGTAGTACAGCAGGGAGACCTGGGCGTCGAACGCATGCTAGACATGGTTTTTGGCGAGAAAAAGACCGAAACAGCAGCTACACTAACTAACTAACTAAGTAAGGAATAAAATCATGAGTACAGTTAATTTCGCAGAGCTACTAGCGCAAGCTGGTACCGCAGCAACAAGCAACAACTACGAGCCACTACCAGATGGTGACTATGAGTTGAAAGTAATCGAGGCAGAAGCAAAGACAACTTCAACTGGGAAGCTAATGTTCAAGATAACGAACGAAGTTCAAGGTGGAGCTCACGATAAGCGCCGCGTTTGGGACCAGCTAGTAGTTACAGCTGACAACCCGAAAGCTATGAACATGTTCTTCATGAAGGCCAGCGCAATGGGATTGGGCCAGGAGTATTGGGCTCAGAACCCAACCCCTGCTCAGATCGAACAGGCGTTCCCTGGTCGCTCTTTTCGTGGGACTCTAGGTACACGTACCTATAACGGTAACCAGAGCAACGAGATCAAGCGTTACTACGCTAGTACCGCTGCAGCTGCAGCTTCACCTGCAGCACCGGCTCCTGTAGCTGCTCCAGCTCCAGCTCCAGCTCCAGCTCCAGCTCCAGCTCCAGCTCCAGCTCCAGTGGCTGCTGCCCCTGCTCCTGCAGCACCAATTACTGCAGATACCCCGTTCTAAACAATAGAATATAAGCAGAAGGCGGGGCCTTAGGGCCCTGCCTCCTCCTTAAGGAGAGATTATGAAAATACTTTTTACTGGAATGAGCTCTAGTCACTGTAAGGAGACTAAGAATGTGTCATTCTTTAGTACTCTCGCATTGGCTTACAGCGAGGTTGCCACTGTAACCTGGGACTCACCTAAGACATGGTGGACTAGATCTAACCTAGAAGAATTTGACTTGATAGTTTTTGGGTTCTCCCCTCCAACATCTCCTGCAGCAAACAAGCTATACGGAGCACTACACGTGCTCAACCTTATGTACGAGTCTCCCAAGCTGCGCTTGGTTGTAGATAGCCCTCAGATTTGGCAATACAAAAATAGTATCCGGTCATTTAAGCGTGATCCTGATCAGGTATTCAGCAGCTTTTTCTCTAATCGTGTTGACTACTCGGTCTCTAAGAGTGGCCCAGTTAGATCAGCTATTGCGTCAGTTGCAGAAAAGATGGGGTCTCTTCCGTGGCCCAAAACTTTTGTGCCCGCTGTCCCTTGGCTCTCAACAGCAGATTTAGCAGCAAAGGCTTCTTTTATAAGCCCTAAAGCGATTATACCTATCTCTATAGACAGTTTTTTACTGCAGGATCCAACCAGCTCGCCGCTCAGGTCCAACACCTGGGCAGTGGAGAATCTAAATAGCTCTTGGTGGAAAACTGTAAACCTAACCACAAGGTATTCGGGAATAGCCACAGTGTCCGGGTCTAAGGACAAAGACGCACAAGCAATGGAAGTAATAAAGAGCTCGCTAGCGTTAGTAGTGCCTCCTCAAGACCGTAAAATGGGAACTTGGTGGTCGTACAGAGTGCTGCAAGCCCTTAATTCCGGAACACCTGTGGTGACATATTGGCAGGACACTTCTGACTTCGATTCA